ATAGAATTATAGCGGTACCATCGGAACCGCATTTCATATTGGATGCACACTTCTCATTAAGGTGTGCAAGGCCAATGCCGTTGTACGGTGTGCCTGGGATGATCGATCATTTCTAATGCGATCATTAAAAAAGCAAGCAGGAGTATTCGGACTCGAATCTCTGGTTGGAGGAATCTTCTCGGCGAAAGCAGCATCAAGAAGTAGAAGATTTCAAAGATTGATGAGCGATACGGCTCATCAAAGGGAAGTAGCCGATCTACGAGCAGCCGGTTTAAATCCGATATTATCGGCAACCGGTGGTAGAGGGGCGTCAACGCCGGGAGGAGCAATGGCAGCATTGCCAAACTTCTCGGCGTTAGCGCTTGTAAAAGCGCAAAAAGATAAAATAGATGCTGAAACAGGTTACATAAAATCAAAGACTGGCGTTATAGAGCCAGGTAAGGAAATAGGTGGAATACTCGGCGATATGATAAGAGCAGGAGTATCGACCGCAAAAGATATAAACCAATATATGAATAGGAAATATCAAAAAGAATCAACTAAATCAAAATACCAACCCGGATATAATATCGGGATTGGAAAAGCTAAATCAGTTTACGTGCCAAGAGGAAACCAATGAAACAAAAATTCATCGTACGCTCGGCGTACAGTAAAAGGATACCAACAGTGTTTAACTGTGTGGGACCCTCATTAACAAAGCAATCCTTTACAAAGGAATGCGATATAAACAATATAGTAAATAAATATCAAAGAACGGGGGCTTTAGACCACGTAAATAAACACGAAGCGAGCTATGGCTATGCCTCAAGCGATGACTTCACAGCGAGTATGGAAATAGTCGCAAGAGGGAAAACAATGTTCGCAGAACTACCCTCAAAAATACGAACTAAGTTCGAAAACGATCCCGCAAAGTTCTTGGAGTTTGTCCAAGACGAAAAAAATAAAGAAGAAATGCAGGAATTAGGATTAGCTCATAAACAATCAAATGAAACAGAGCTTCCAATCATCCCTGCGGAAAAGAGCGAAGCGATAATAAAACAGGCGGAGCCGGAAAATGCGGAATCGGAAACATAAAATGCAGATTAAATTCCATTTAATGCATATAAAAAATCTCCTAAACAAACCACTAATAAACTATACAAAAAGGAGAAAAATCACCCTAAAAAACGCTGGCGTTTGGGGTGAAAAGTACATATCTCTACTTGACGTATATGTACTGAGTGACACCGTCACTCAAAAAAGTTAGAATAACTTAACAAGGAGAAAAACTATGGTATTTCGACGCAAGATTTCAAAAAGGAAATCAAAAAGCTTGTTCACAAGAACAGCATCACGCACGCATAAGAAAAACCTGTCCTCTGGCAGGATAATGCGAGGCGGGTACAGAATATAACCTGTTACCACCCAATTAAGGCAAAACAAGCCGTAGGTGGGGGACAGTTAATATTCAACAAGTCACCGACTGGTGACGCTACAAAAACAGTCTGGATAAAATGCGGCCGCTGTATAGGCTGCCGCTTAGATTATTCCAGACAATGGTCAGTACGCATTCTTCATGAAGCTCAAATGCATGAAGATAATTGCGTAATAACACTGACCTACGACAAGGAAAACCTCCCAGCGGGGGGTACACTCGTAATAAGCCATTTTCAGAAATTCATGAAAAGGCTAAGAAAACAATACAGTAACAAAAAAATCCGCTTCTACCATTGTGGAGAATACGGGGTAGACCCGTTCACAGATGGGTTAGGAAGGCCCCATTATCACGCATGTATATTCAATCATCAGTTCAACGATCTCGAGATATTCGAGGAGAAGGAAACAGGAAACGTGTATACATCAGAAAAATTAGAAAAAATATGGGGAAAAGGATTTGTAACAGTAATGGACCTGACATTGAAAAGTGCAGGATACGTAGCGCGATATATAATCAAAAAAATTAACGGAGAAAAAGCAGATGATCACTACCAGAAAATATGTGAGATTACCGGGAAAAAAACTAAGGTACAAAAGGAATACGCGACAATGTCGAGAAAACCCGGAATCGGACATGAGTGGTACAAAGAGTTCAAAAATGACGTCTTTCCATTGGATGACGTTATTGTACTTTCAAGCAATAGCTACCACCATGTTCCCACGCCGAAATACTACGATACTCAGCTCGAGCGAGAAAGCCCTACGTTATATCAACAAATCAAAAATAAAAGAAAAGAGTTCGCTGAACTCAATATTGAAGACAACACGCTAAAAAGACTTGTCGTGCGGGAAGTCTGTAAAAAAGCCCAAACAAAAAATCAAAATAGGAAACTAAAATGAAGCATCAAATATTCACAATCTTTGATTCCAAAGCCCATGCTTACCTGGTCCCATTCTTCTTGCCAGAAAACGATATGGCTACCAGAACCTTCGCCGACTGTTGTAATGACCTTACACACCAATTCGGGAAACATCCCGAGGACTATACACTATTCAACATCGGGTCATGGAATGACGATAAAGCGAAATTCTTAACAAGTAATCCACTTTCATTAGGAAATGGGGTAGAATTCCTGAGGGCACCATTCGAAGAAGATCAACAGCAATTATTCACCGATCCGCCTGTAGGCGATCTAAAAGAGGTTAAATAATGCGCCATACTCCAGCAACAAAAAGACAGGCAGTAACAACCCATCAATTCAGTGAAGTACCAAAAGCAGAAATACCACGATCGTCATTCGATAGATCAAGCGGTTATAAAACCGCGTTTGACGCCGGGTTGCTTATACCCTTCTTTCAGGACGAAGCGCTGCCCGGGGATACGTTCACAATGAAATGTGCAGCACTGGCAAGGCTTGCAACACCAATATTCCCAACCATGGATAACATGTTTATAGAGACGCAATTCTTTGCGGTGCCAGTAAGGCTTCTCTGGGATAATTGGCCAAAATTCATGGGCGAGCAGGATAATCCAACAGACTCGACCGACTTTACAGTACCAACAATAGAAACAACGTTCGGATACGGATCAGATACAATCCACGATTATTTAGGATTACCAATAAATACATTCCCAATAAAAACATCAGTGTTATGGCATAGGGCCTATAACCTAATTTGGAATCAGTGGTACCGGGACCAGAACTTACAGGACTCAGTCGTGGTTAATACCGACGACGGTCCAGATGCAACAACAGATTACGCGCTATTAAGGCGCGGAAAAAGGCATGACTATTTTACGGCATGTTTACCATTTCCCCAGAAGGGGCAATCGGTCCTTTTACCATTAGGATCATCGGCGCCAGTTACAGGTATCGGACTCGATACAACAACAGCATTTCCGGGAGTAAATACAACTGTGTTAGAGGGCGCCGGAACAACCCCGCTATATGCGAGCTCGGCAAAAGTTGATTCTGCTACGTCAGATACAACAATCTTCTTCGAAGAAGATCCACTAAACCCGGGGTCGCCAAACATAGTCGCAGATTTAACAAACGCGACGGCGGCAACAATAAACGAATTAAGACAATCGTTTCAAATACAGCGTCTCCTGGAGCGGGATGCTCGAGGAGGAACAAGGTTAATAGAAATAACCAAAGCACATTTCGGAGTAAGTAGCCCAGACTTGCGCGCTACGCGCCCTGAGTACCTCGGTGGGGGCTCATCTCCAATAAACATACAACCCATAGCACAAACAGGATTTACGGCTACAGACGTACAGACGGCACTCACGCCGCAAGGTAACTTGGCGGGTGTAGGAACCGGAATGTTCAATAATCACGGTTTTACAAAATCCTTCACCGAGCATTGTATATTGCTCGGAATGATCAGCGTACGCGCTGATCTAACATATCAACAAGGCATAAACCGCATGTATAATAGGTCTACTCGTTTTGACTATTACTGGCCTGCGTTAAGCCATATAGGTGAGCAGGCGGTTTTAAACGAAGAAATTTTCGCCGACGGATCGGCAAACGATAAGTTAACATTCGGCTTTCAAGAAAGGTATGCCGAATATAGATATAGACCAAGTCAAATAACAGGGCTGTTAAGGTCAAGGGCGTTAACAGGATCACTCGATGCCTGGCATCTAAGCCAGGACTTCGGATCACTACCAGTATTAAACGCCTCATTCATTGAGGACAATCCACCAATAGATAGAATTATAGCGGTACCATCGGAACCGCATTTCATATTGGATGCACACTTCTCATTAAGGTGTGCAAGGCCAATGCCGTTGTACGGTGTGCCTGGGATGATCGATCATTTCTAATGCGATCATTAAAAAAGCAAGCAGGAGT